GAGCGTTTAGAGGCAGGCAAATCAATGCCAACGGAAATTTTCAACGTGTTCGTTGGAAATAAAACAACAATAAAAAGGAAACAATAAACATGAACCAAGTAGCAGAAAAAAAGAATAATGCACTAGCAACATTTGATATGGAAGCTGATGCACAACAAGGGACTCAGAATATATCGCAGGAAGATCTTGCGTTACCATTCTTAAAAATTTTGGGTCAACTATCTCCGGAAGTAAATAAAAGAGATGGTAAATATGTCGAGGGCGCAGAACCTGGAAAGATTATCAATACAGTTACAAACGAATTGTTTGACAGTATTCAGGTCATACCTTGTCATTACAAAAGACAATACATTGAATGGCAAGACAGAGGTACCAGCAGTGGTGCACCTGTAGCAATTCATGATGCTGACAGTGATATCGTTAGTCAAACCACAAGAGGTAAAGACTACAAAGATAGATTAGCAAATGGTAACTATCTTGATAATACTGCAAGTCATTTTGTATTGACTCTTGGTGATACTCCATCAACAGCTTTGATTTCTATGAAATCTACTCAACTTAAAGTTAGTAGAAAATGGAATTCATTAATGATGGGTTTAAAACTACAAGGTAAAAATGGTTTGTTTACACCACCAACTTATAGCCACATTTATAATCTATCAACTGTGCAAATGTCTAATGACAAAGGAACATGGTTTGGATGGGAAGTTGAAAAAGATGGCCCAGTCAAAGATAAAGCAATCTATGACATGGCTAAATCTTTTGCAATGAGTGTTGGTAAAGGTGAAGTGGAAGCTAAACACGGATCAGAAGATACTAAAGACTCAACACCATACTAAATAAAATCCTAGGAGTAGGCGTGGAAGCGAGAGTGGAAGCGCCTATTAAAATTTATGTTTGAAAAAATATTTAAAGGATTGGAACGTGCGCATGGTTGTACCAAGGTAACCACACCGGCAGAAAATGGTGTCAAACTAAAGGGACAATCATTCGTAGTACGTCAACCAGTGACCACGGAACTGTGGAAGATGCACCTAGATGGTACGCAGAGTCTGGGCATCATACCTATTAATGAAGATAACCAATGTGTGTGGGGTTGTGTTGATATAGATTCATACGCAGGGTTTGATCACAAAAAATTAATCGATAAGATAAAACAATTTAAACTGCCTTTGGCCGTATGTAGGTCAAAAAGTGGAGGAGCACACGTCTTTCTCTTCTCCGAACAACCGGTAGCAGCAGAAAGAATGAGAGACAAACTAACGGAAATAAAAACACTACTAGGATACGGCGGATCAGAAGTTTTTCCAAAACAAATACAATTAAAATCAGCAGATGACACAGGTAACTTTTTAAACCTACCATACTTTGGTGGTGAAGATACTACACGTTATGCATTTAGAGCAGATGGTGAAGCTGCAACACTAGAAGAATTTTACACTATATACAGTGAAATAAAACAAACAGACATTACAAAAATAAAAATAGAAAGACCACAATCAGAATATTCTGATGCACCACCATGCATAGAACTTATGGCTATGAATAAAATACCAGAAGGTGGTCGTAACAATTCTATGTTTCATTTTGGTGTGTACGCTAAAAAGAAATGGCCTGCAGAATGGAAAAGTAAAATGACATTGTTTAATGCAACAGCATCGACTGTACCATTAAGTGAGTCTGAAGTAGAGATAATTAAACGTCAGCACGATAAGAAAGAATGGGGTTACAAGTGTAATGATACACCGATGTGTAATCTATGTGATAAAAAATTATGTAGAGAAAGAAAGTTTGGTATAGGTGAAGAGATAGTATTTCCTGCACTAACTGACTTACAAAAAATTAAATTAGAAAAACCATATTATTATCTTAACGTAGATGGTGAACGACTACACTTGGAGAATGTAAAATTTTTAAAACAACAAAGTTTATTCCAGGAAGCATGTATGGAACAATTAGATTTTAAACCACCAACAGTCAAACCAAAAGATTGGGACATGATAATAAATCCATTAATGAAAAATCACGAACCAATAGATCCACCAGAAGGTGTAACTACGCAGGATCAATTACAGAATCACTTAGAAGAGTATTGTTTAAACAGACAAGTATCTACAGATAAAAACGATCTTAAAAAAGGTGGTGTGTGGACTAACGATGGACTACATCATTTTGTGTTTGATAGATTTTATAATCAATTTTTAATTAGAAAACGTTGGGATATAAATTATCAACGTACAGCACAAATGTTAAAAGAAACATGTAACTGCGATGACAAACGTATTGGTAAAGAAAGAATCTCTGTGTTTGTTGTAAAACAATTTGATAAAAAAGAAGAAAATTATAATCAAAAAGAATTAAAACCAAAGGATATATTTTGAGAACGATTGTACTAGGACCACCAGGTACAGGTAAGACTACAACTTTGTTAAACAAAGTAGATGATTATCTAAAACAAACGGACCCTGACAAGATAGGTTACTTTGCATTTACACAAAAAGCTGCACACGAAGCAAGGGACAGAGCAATTAAAAAATTTAATTTAACAGAAGATGATTTACCATACTTTAGAACATTACACTCACTCGCATTTAGAAAGTTAGGATTAAAAAAAGATCAAGTTATGCAGCCCAGACACTACAAAGATCTAGGTAAGAAGTTAGGTTTTCCTGTAACGTATGCTGACTATCAAGAAGACCAAGGTGGTATCTTTACATCAGACAGCGAGTATCTAAGAATTATACAACTAGCACAGCTACGAAACATTACACCAGAACAACAGTTTGACTTACAAGAACACACGCAGGATCTTGAAAGAGATCAACTTAGAATTATACACAACGAGTTAGCAAGATACAAAAAAGAATATAACTTAATAGATTTTAATGACATGATAACAGAGTTTACAAAGTCAGATAAGTCGCCAAAGTTTGATGTAGTATTTATAGATGAAGCTCAGGATTTATCATTAATGCAATGGGACATGACAAAATCTATTTGGAATAAAACAAAAGATTCTTTTATTGCAGGTGATGATGACCAAGCAATATTTAGATGGGCTGGTGCAGATGTAGATTCTTTTATAACACTACAAGGACAATATTTACCACTAACACAATCTTATAGAATACCTGCTAAGGTACACGGACTAGCGATGGGTATAATAAATAAAATTAGAAACAGAATAGATAAATCATGGGAACCTAGAGTCAGTCAAGGAAACCTACACAGACATTTTGATGTTGATAGCATAGATATGTCAACAGGTGATTGGTTAATATTAAGTAGAACTAGACACATGTTAACAGACATAGAAGAATCTTTATATAGACAAGGATTGTATTATGAAAACAGATACAAAAGAAGCAGTGAAAAAGAATTACACCAGGCAGCTACATCATGGGAGCATTTACGACAGGGACAGTTAGTGTCTTACAAAGAAATAGAAAACATGATTAAGTTTATAGGACCAAAACATTGGCACGCTAAAAAAATAAAAGGTATGGCCAAAGGATCTTTTTATGGAATAGATCAACTTGTAAATGATTATGGTCTACAAGTTAAGACAGTTTGGTATGAAGCATTTGACAACGCAGGGCAAACTAAGGTAAACTATCTTCGTAAGATGAGAAAGAATGGAGAAAAATTAAACGAAAAACCTAGAATAGAATTATCAACTATACATGCAGCAAAAGGTGGTGAAGCTACAAATGTTGTACTGCTAACAGATCTTACAGAAAATACTATGCGAAGTTATGAAAGAAACCCGGATGATGAGAATAGATTATTTTATGTAGGTGCAACAAGAACAAAAGAAAACTTACATATAATAGAACCAAAAAAATACGAAAAAGGATACATACTATGACAAATAAAGACATGTTTAAATCATCACATTACAATTCTTTAGAAGACCAGATAGGCGGGAAGCACTACCGGTCGATGAAGATTCAGCCCGCAGAATTTATTAATGAAAACAAATTATTATTCGCGGAGGGCAATGCTATAAAATATATTTGTAGGCACCAGTCAAAAGGAAAAGCAGAAGACATAGAAAAAGCAATGCACTATTTAGAAATGATATTAGAGAGAGATTATGATGCCGGCTAAATCTGTAATTAAAAAAACAATAGAAATTAATAAACACATGTTTGATCTAGAAATATATCCAAGATTAGTTACTTGGGAAGTATTTCCAAAAACTAATGATGCAGCTTTATATGCATTTAGTAACAAAGACACATTAAATAAAACAATAGAAACCAACCACATATACGAGAAAAGGAAAAAATGACATGCAGATACCTTTGTTTAAACCACAAACCGAATGGCTACCACCGGAAAATTTTCCAGACTTATCTAAATATGATGAGATAGCAATTGACTTAGAAACTAAAGACCCAGACCTAATGAAAATGGGGTCCGGTTCTGTTGTAGGTAAAGGTGACGTTGTAGGGATAGCTGTAGCGGTAAAAGGTTGGTCAGGTTATTATCCAATTGCTCACGAAGGTGGTGGTAACATGAGTAGAGCAAAAGTTTTAAAATGGTTTCAAGGTGTATTAGATACACCTGCAGATAAAATCTTTCACAACGCCATGTATGACGTGTGTTGGATTAAAGCGCTTAGTTTAAGTGTCAGCGGTCGTATTGTGGACACGATGATTGCATCGGCCCTTGTTGATGAAAATCAAATGCGCTATGACTTAAACAACTGTGCTAAAAGATACACCGGCAAAACAAAAAATGAAAGTGATTTATATGCAGCTGCAAAAGATTGGGGTGTTGACGCCAAGGCAGAAATGTATAAACTACCTGCCATTTATGT